ATGAATATAATAAAAAAGATATATCTGCACAATGGATCGATCAGCCTGTTAATACATCCAGATTTGATGAGTATATATTATGGACAGAGCAAGCATCATACAACATTCCCTTACTTATTAATAGTAGTTATTTATTGCCTAAAAATATAGTTTTTTCTTATAGAGATTGCTATTTTTGGAAACAAATATATGATAGTATTTTTGATACTAATGTGCCAGTTTTGGAATCTTGTAGAAATAGTTACTTATATCCATATAGTGATGAATATAAAGAATATGTATTAAGTATAACTAATAATAAAACAATTGTAGATTTACATGGAACAGGATATAGTTCGGGACATTTTTTTAAGCAACAGGGTGTGGAGCAGAAAATATTGTTTGTCAGTGAACACGCCGATAATAATATCAAAAATATCAATATAAAAAATTTGATAATGTGTTTTGATAGAATATTTCCAGAAACACTAGAAAATACCAGATTTAATCATAATACATTAGCTTCTAAGCATGGACTAAAATGTTGTTGTGGTACAACGCTAGAAAAATTTAATATTCCTCCGGATCTTGGGCCGATGGTAGGATGGGGTGGAGAAGCTATCCGAAAAAAGAGCGAGCACAATCAAACTATTTGTAAAATATTCGATAACTGCATAAAGTCTGCTATACAAGGGTGTATATGGTATAGAGATCGTATTAATGGGGAAGAAGATTTAACTCAGATACTAATGAAATTAATGAATAAAGTAACATATACTGATAGTGTTGTACATTCGTTATGGGAAAAGCGTAAAAATATAAGGATAATATAATGATATTATTATATGATCAACAAACCGCAATTATTACTTTACCAAAAACTGGCAGTACCGCACTGTTTGAAACATTATGTAGAGTTCCATATAGGGGAGTTTTCTGTATTGGTCCTAGCGGAAATGATCCAAAATATTATGATCATCATTCAATAATTTTACCACAAGCGCAATTTAAGTGGAAGGTGGTTGTTGTGGTAAGACATCCGCTACAAAGATTGGTGAGTTTATGGGCTCATATGGCAAAAGAACAAGTAATGACTTTTCAACCAATAACACAATTAAAACATTTTGTTGATGCTGTGGCAAATGAATGGTATGAATTTTATTTTTATAGATCTAATCAATGTGATATTATTAAAGATCTAGCATATGATTATATTATTAAAAATGAATTTTTAGAAGATCATTTAATTAGTCTAGATATATTAAAACATAAAGGACAACTATTAAGTAGTAATCAGTTTGATCCTACTATAAATTCTAGCACACCAAAATATCAAGATGTATTAACATCGGAAATGATAGAAAAATTAAAAAATTGGTGGGAACCAGACGCTATTAAATTTAATTATACTATTTAATTAACTTCTGGACAACACTTTCCTATACACGGACCAAAGACACCCCTAGCAGCATAACCAGGACTACAACAATAAACACAATTTCCATTTGTTCCAGGAACATCACCAGCATAATCATAATTAACTGGGCAAGTTGGTGCAATATTACCGTCTCCACAATAAGTTCCTGCATCTATATTATCTACACAAACGTCATCAACACAACATCCACAATCACTACAATCACTATTTATAGTGCAAGATTCGCATTCTCCGCACACACCATTTCTACAGCATTGCCCTTCGGCACAAAAACTAGTACAAATTCCATTCACACAACTTTCGCAACTATTCGGATCGCACGGAGGATCACACAGTGGTCCACTAACAGTAATATCTTCACAATTCTGAACGCTAGTTTTTTCTACATTAGTTACTATTTTTGTAGGTTGTATATTTCCAATCAAAACCTTAGTATTGCACCAATTTAAAGTTTCTATATCTGATAATGTGTTACAACTTAAGCATTGAGAGACTAGAGATTCTTTAAGATTTTTGTAATATACTACTTTATTGAAGTAGGTTTTAAAAATAGAAACTAAAGTATCATATGATACTGAATATACTTTATTCTGAGAATCACTAAAAGATGGCATAACAGCATCAGAATCATCATCATATAGTGCTTGAGAATAATTTAAAATACTTTGATAGTATATCTGATCTTCCATAATTGATCCTAATATCACATTTGTATTATTAATATTTACTAAAACACCTTCATCTAAAGAACTATCATAAGAGTTATTAATAATATCTATTTGAGCGTTTTTTAAGGTATCTAATGGAGGATCGCTAATATATCCGCTTCCTATGTATCTATATATAATGTAACACTCCCATTCTGTGGTACTTTCATTGTCGTCTGTACTAGAACAAGGTTTGATAATATTACTAGAAAACTGTGAGATAACTTTATTTTCTCCAGTAGTTTTATCAGTACGTAATACTGGGGCAGTTTCCGACTTGTCTATAGATACAACTCCATTGTTGGATATTGTTCCAATAAATTGATAAGAGTATTGATTTAAGCAGTAGTCGTTTATATTTTGATAGTTACAGATCATTATGTATACTCACATTGTTGATCGACGCACGTTCCGGTTCTGGTGAATGGTCCAGAGTAAGATGCTCTGGGTGATGGTAGTTGTTCTTCACAGGTCAGACTAAGACTAGATACCTCAAAATCTTTTGTACAGCCTAGTGCTTCGGGGTCGCCACCGCATGTGTATCCAGCTGGACATTCGTCGCATGTTGCAACAGTGCCAGCGTCTGTACAATAGTAATATGTACAGTCATTATTTACTTCACATTCCGGACAACTTCCTACACACTGTCCATTAACACAACTTTCACAATTAGCTGGATCACACGGAGGATCACAAATTTCTGGTGGTAAACTAACTAATATTGGATTTTTATATGTTGAAATATCAATACTTTTATTTTCTTTAAATATATTAACGGCTACTTTATTTTTACATAATGATTTACTATTTATATCTTCACTATTAGTGTCTGCTGATACTTGAAATAACAAATCATCTTTTATATTTTTAACTTTAGCTACTTTATAAAAATAAGTTTTTAGCAAGCTTTTTAGATCATTATAACTAAAGTAATAAGCTATATTATTAATGTCTAATATATATGGCATAACACTATTAGCGTCTTCATTATATAGTATATTAGCTAAACAAAATATGTTGCCAAGATGAATTTGATTTTCAGTAGAACTATCTAACATTATAGTATTAAAATTATCTAAATTTATACTTATACTATCTTGCAGATTAAGATCATAGTTATTAGTAATTTCTTCTTGTTTATTGTTTTTAACAATGCTTGTATCAACTTTACTAACTAAATTATTATTGTTGACAAAAATTTGATAACATTCCCATACTGATATTACTTCTACTAAATCGTTGTTATCACAAGGCAACACATATAAATCAGTATTTGGGCTAATAGTGATAACTTCACCAGAGTCTTTGTCTGTACGAATAACACTAGTAATTAAATCTCCACTAGTTGCTGTGGGAATACTAGCATACTGATAAGTAAACTTATTTAAACAATAATCATTTATATTTTGATAGCCACATATCATGGCGAACATCCTCCAGGACCTCTCCAAGATTCACATTGTATACAGCAATCATATTCTGTTGAATACAAATTACCAGAATATTGATTATCTCCAAAATCATCTGGTATATTTCCGGAACATTCATCATATACAATATTAGCAGTTGATGTGTAAGGTAGATTTATTTGCTCGCATATATCGTCTTCGCCACAAACCCAGCATCCACAAGCCCCACACACTCCGTTATTACAACACTGTCCTTCGGAACACAAAGTAACACATTCTCCATTGACGCAGCTCTCACAACTATCAGGGTCACACGGCGGATCGCACAATTTTTCTTTTTCTTCACAACTTAATGAACTAAATTTAACAATAGTACTATTTTTACTGGATAAGTTTGTGTTTTTATCGGAAGTTAAGGTTGATGTGTAAGACGGAGCAAAACCTTGTTTTTGAATATCAGATATTGTACTAGAGTTTAATACATTATTTATCAAATTATCTTTTATTATCTTATAAGACTTTAGTTTATTAAAATAGTTGGACAAAATATTAGTTAGATTATAATAGTTTAAAAAATGAGCATTATTATAGTAATCTATCAGCGGCGGTAACGGAGACGAATCATCATTAGCATTTAGTAGTGTGGCTAGTGATAGTATATTGCTAAAGTTAATAACGTCGTCTTTTTTTGCTGGTAATACTATGCTAAAATTTGTAGTTTCAGAAATGGTAGTATTAGAATATGCTCCGTTTACTGATAAACTAATATCAGTAGCAAAATTAGATATTGTGATTAATAAACCATTATCTAGAGCACTATCATAGTTGCTATTGATAAGATCGATCTGAGCTAATTGGTAATCTTCTAACGGAGGGTCACTAACGGGTCCACAATTATTATTTTTATACCACAAGTAACATTCCCACGCATTAAGCTCAGGACTTTCGTCATTAAGGTCGCAAGTTTTTATTTGTAATGATGAATTAGGTTGTAATAAAACTATTTCATTAGTAGTTTTGTCTGTTCGATAAACTGATCCATCGTATCCAGTATTTGCTACTACATAATTATTATTAGTAATAAAGCTAGCATATGCATATGAATATTTATTACAGCAATAATCGTATATATTAGCATAATTGCATATCATGAGAATTTAAATTCCGATAAATCAATACATGAAACACTTCCAGATTTTAATCTAATATATCTATAATTCCAGTTACCACTTATATTTTTTTGAGTAGTAGAATCTGTAAAGAAAGAGGGGATCGTAGCAGCAAAATTTTGAATTGTAACCCAACTAACTCCATCGGTACTACCCTCTAATAAAGCATGGTTCAGATATGGTGCTCCGTAAGTATAGTGTGGACGAATAAAAATATTTGTTACATTTTTAATACTTCCAAAATCAGCAGTTATATAAGCAAGACCACTAGCTCCAGCGCAGCTACTAAAAGTACTACCATTTTCATTAAGATTATCCTTTAATTTAGATACTAAAATATCAGGAGTAGCGGCACCACAACAAGGACTACTCGTAGAGAAGGCCCAGGTTGTGGGAGAAGGATTTGTTATTTTCGGAACTGTTATTACAGAATTAATACTATTACTAAAATAAACACTATTTTTTGTTTGTAGTTGTAGTGTATATGTACCTGGCCCATTAATAGCAACTGTTGCTGATGTTACTCCGCTATAATTAATTGCCGTTTGAACTGTTGGAGTAAATTGATTCCAATATTGTAAACGGTAAGATATGTTTGATGGAGTATCAAATCCACTACCGATTGGTCCACTAGGAGCTGACCAAGATAAAGATATTCCTGTTGTGCCAATAGCAGTTGCTGTTACAGAAGTTGGTGGTTGTGGTGCGCCAAGACCCTTGCCTAATATTGTGGCAGTATTCGACCATGGGGATACTCCTGTAGCATTATATGCTCTTATTCTAGCGTATAAATCTACTCCACTATGAGATATGCATTGAGTATGATAATTAAGTCTACCAGGAACAGATAATGTTGTTAATTGACTAGAAAATGAAGTGTTAGCAGCATATTGAATTTCATAACCTGTAATGGGTAATCCTCCATTATTAGACGGTCCAGACCAGTTTAATATTGGAGAGTGAGTATTAGTAGTAACTCCAGTAACATTTCCCTTAGTATAATAACATCCGGTATTGGTTGATGCTCCAATAATATTAAATGTTTGTTGTAGAGATATTGTTGATAATGAATTTAATGAAGAAATATTATTTTTAGTAGAACCAACCAAAAAGTCATTAGTGATACCACCATAAATATACAATATTCCAGTAGAAGATAATGACGAAAATACTCCAGCATGAACAGCTGCTCGTCTAAAATCAGAAAAACTCATATATGGATTAGATCCATAAACTTGTCCAGTAAATGCTATGCCTCCATAACTAAAATTAGCCGTTTGATAAGAATTATTTATTAATACCGAATATATCCATCCAGCATATAGTGCATAACCATAAAAACTTGAAGTATTTACTGGTAGAGAGTTTGAGGCAGAACCGTAATTCAACTCTCCCACAGTAAGATTAGTTGGGGCTGTGGGTGCAGAATAAGGACTTTCTGGAGCAGTAATAGAGGTATTAGAATAGCTGCCGATGCCGATAATATTAGCTGCTCTTACTCTAATATAGTAAGGGGTTTTATTAGTTAATCCTGTAATAGTTTTACTAAGAGATGTTGAGGTGGTAGTAGTACTAGAAGAGAAATTACTATTTATACTATAATCAATAAGATAGCCAGTTATCGCTGATCCTCTTGATATTGGTTTAGTATATGATACTATGATAGATGCATCCCCTGGGAAAAGATTAGTTATTGTTGGAGCATTTGGGCTTTGTTTAGCTAACGAACCAGTAGGACTATACGAACTAGAACCAACACTATTATTAGCTTTAGCTCTAAAATAAAATGTATTATAATTACCAGTTATTGGTACATCAAAACTTATATTAGGAACACTATTTTGTGTTATACTAGTTGTTAAATTTGTAGCAAACCCTGATCCAGATGATGAGTATACAGTATAATTAATTATGGGGGTTCCGCCGTCATCTGTTGGGGCCGACATTGATACTTGAACAGTATCATCATCTACCCATGAAGCACTAATACTTTGAGGAGCATTAGGAACAGTAACCGGCTTGTTTGGCATAGCTAATACTGTTGACGAATACGGCCCGTATCCTGAAGCATTGTGTGCTCTGATTCTAAAATAGTGATTAACACTATTTGTTAGTCCGCTAAGAGTAATTGGTTCATAATTGGCCACATGCAAAGAGCCGGTTGTTGAGGTGAAGGAACTTGATGAGCTTTTTTCGACACTAACGTGATCTATTATTAATCCGCCATTACCACTGGGCGGTAAATAATTAAGAGTAACAGCAGCATTACCAACAAGAGATGATAATCCTGTGGGAGCGGACGGTGTTGTTTTGCTTAGTGTGAAAGACGATGGAGTACCAGTACCAGCCAAATTCATTGCTGCTACTCTAAAGTAATAATTACCAGTAGTTGTTAATTCGGGATTAAACTTGCTAATACTAAAGTTTCTTAACGAACCAGAAACATAAAAAGTAGAATTATAATTTGGAACATCCTCAACATCAGGAAAATTGCTATACATTGATCGATCTATTCGATATCCTGTTACCGGCGATCCTCCATTATTATTTGGTCCATTCCAAGATAGATAGGTTGTATCAAATCCCCAAACTCCTGTTAATGATGTTAATCCAGAAGGAACATTATAGGCTGGAGCAACCTCGAAAATATTAGATAGTGGTGATTGACCGTAAGAATTAACACTATATAATTTAAAGTAATAGGGACTACTATCACTTAGGCCCGTTATTGATCCTGATGAATCACTAAAAGTAGATATATTAATAATATTATTTGGAGTATTACCATATAATACAGCATAACTTATAGTAGTGTCACTATTAGTGGGGGCATTCCAGTCTAAATCAACTTTACCAGTACCTCTTATAATATTAACACTAGTAATAACTCCTGGTTCTTTACCATAAGGAATTTCATCATCAACAATTAATTGTAAATTTAGTTCAGAGTAAAGATTCTTCGTATCAGCAACAAGATTAAGATAAGAGTTTTCCGTAATGCTTGCACTAAAACTATCTATTAAAATGTTGTTATTTTGAGATATACTAATTTTTGGATTAGATGATCGTGGTGGTACAGGTAACGGTATGTTGATTCCAAATTTTCTACTACTTTTACCAGCTCCGGTACCAGCTTTCAGAGTAGCGTCAACTTTTTGATAGAATCTTTTGCATTTAGTTAATTCTTCATTATAGGTAATAGGTTTAAAATTACTCACAACATTACCAATTTCTAATTTAGCTCTACCTATATCAATAATAGAATTATTAGCTAATCCACCACTAGGATATATTTCTACTAGTAAGGTAGAAGCATTAGACGGAACACTAAAAGAATTTTTAAATAGTGTCCAAGTATCAATGGAAGTTAAAGACCCACTAAATTTAGCATCTATAATCTCTATTTTACCATTACTTATGTTATCAAAATTAGGACTATAATATACGTTACCATATACCGGACCACTCCAATTGCTATCAGAAGGTTTTTTAGCATAAAAACTAAATGTGAGAGTTTTACTCCTAATATCTAGTGTAGTATCACTATCAACAGCTTGACTCAAAACCGGATACGATCCTGAAGATAGTGTTTTTAGTCTTATACAATTAGATGCGTTATCCAACCCAATATTACCAGCTAACCGTGAAGCTTGATTGCCTCCATTACTAATCATATACCATCTGTCTGCGGTAAATCCACCAGCAAAAAATGGAGATCCTCTTTGCCAAACGTCAAAATTACCGTTTATTAATAGATTATCATTACTACTTCTAGTAATATTTTGTGCATAATTTAATATTTTAACCATAGATATCCTTAACTAGTAGTTTTATCTTTATTCTGTTCTGTTAAGTTCTTATTAATAGTATTTAGTTTTTCATAAAGTTGACCAATAGCTACCAAATCTTGGGCCTTAAAAACGCCCCTTTGAGTAGCAAGATCAATAACCACCATAAGATTCTGAATATCACCTTGATTTAATTCCATAATTTTTCCCCTTATTCTGGACTATTAATTGGAGCAATAACACCCTGTTCTGCTCCAGCTTTTCCTATATATAATAGTAATGATTGCACTATATTTGCAAGGTCACTATCTTCTGCGCTTTTGCTTAATAAATTATCAATAACTAACCAAGTTCCGTTATCTCCCGGCATATATTCGGCCACACCATCAAATACTCCAAATTTTTTCAAACGAACTCTAGCAGTAGCCTCACCGCCCAAAGTTCCCGCACTAATAATTATTTCTTCAACCCATAATTTATCATATGTTTTTGCTGGAACTGTAGATACTATTGCTGGGACTAAATTTGGTAACATAAATTCTCCTTATATTGTATATACGAGTTTTTCACCTGTAAGTTTTTCTAATAATCTTATAGCTTTAAGCATGTCAACATTAATTTTCTTACCATCACGTTCAGAATAATATGACCATGCCATATCTTCACTTGGTCCATCTGGAATAAGAGGGAATGAGTGAGGAGATATTGTTGTAACATTACCGGCTTCATCTCTTACGCGAAGTTCTGACGAACTACTAATATCAGCAGCAAATAATACAACTCCATCAATAATACTAGCAGATGGTGCGGTGCCATTTTTTATATGAACGCAACCAACTGCCGATGTTGCTTTAGCAGCGCCATTAATTCGTAAATTTCTATCGCTATCTATTCTTAATGCTTCATTTCCAACAGCATCAAAAACAATATCATTTCCAATACTACTTATGTCTGGAGCATAAGTTGTTGATGTATCTTGAAATGCTAGTCTGCTTCTAGTTGCACCAGTATTATTTATATATACTACAACATTGTTAGCGGTACTTGCATTTCCAATAACATGTAAAAGATAAGCAGCGGCAGCCGTACCTATTGCAACATTTCCTCCTTGTCTATTTAATATAAGATTTTGGTGACCAGTTTCAGCATTATTAGTTGACTGTATCTCAGCATACTGACCAACACCAGCTTCATAATAACAACTCATTTTTAGTCTTTGGTCTAAATTATCTATTAAGATAGATGTACGACCAGCATTAGTATCTCCGAATACAGATAGTTTTTCTGGAGGACTACTTGTACCTATTCCAATGTCTCCAGCACTAGTTATTCTCATTCTTTCTGTATTATTTGAAGTTATTACTAATGGATAATTATTTCGAGTACCAATATATCCCAATCCAGCTCCGGAATATAGTTGAACCTGTGCGCCAGTTGAACTTGTTTGTCCTTGAAGAAATAATGCGGCATCAGATGATGTACGTTGAATATCTAATGTTGTAGATGGACTACTTGTTCCTATTCCAACATTTCCACCAGTAGTAATCCGCATTCTCTCAGTAAGCGTCGATCCTCCAAGATCACCATCTTTATTAAAGAATGCAATATGTTGAGATACTTTATTTGTAGCGCTGGATGGAATAAATGCGATTTTTGATCTATACCATCCTGTTATACCATCATCTCCAACGCCCATGTTATATGTGATTGATCTGTCGCTACCATTACCAAATATATCAAGATCTCCTCTAACTTGTAGGGCAGAAGAACCAGCAGATGCTGGTGTGACACCAATTCCAACTTTACCATCATTAGTTATTGTAATACGCGACGTTCCAGAAGTAGCGATAGATATATTAGTATTTTCTCGATTCCATACATAAGCATTACCAGCAGAATCCTGTAATAACTCAAACCCATCCGTAGATGTTTGTCCCGTAGTAGTATTTGTTAGTTTTAATGAAGTAGCGGTTGCTGCATGTATATGTAATCCAGAGTAATTATTATTTACAAACGTTGGGGTGGTTGTTCCTATCCCAACATTTCCAGAACTATCAATAACGAACGGCGAAGTATCACCAGTAACATCATTAACAACAAAACAGTTTCCAGTACCATCATGAGTAATAGTAAGGGGTACATTTGTACCGCTAGAACTAATTGTAATTCCAGTTGAGAAAACCGTAGCAGCGGTAAATGTTTTAGCACCACTAATAGTTTGAGTTCCAGTAGTTCGTACAACCGTACTATCAACAGCTATACTATCCGCACTAACACTTATTCCATCGCCCTGACCAATATCTATTGTTCTATTTTCCGCAAGACTTCCACCACCAGCCAATCCGCTTCCTGCGGTAATTGTAATGTTACTATGGGTATGTCCACTAACACTAACTCCGGTATTGTTAAGTGTTAAAGATGTAAAATTACCACTATTAGCAGTGAAATTTCCACTAGTAGTTAAATCGTGATCGTTAAAATTAATACTCATAATAATTAACCATAATAAGTTTGAACTAAATTAGTTGCTGCTGTCCAACGAATATTATTACTAACTAATCCATTAACATTAATATCTAAACTAGATGTTCCGGTATTAGCTACAACGGTTGCCGCTACTCCGTTCAGACTGCTATCAATAAAGTTTTCTTCTATAATTGATCCAACTAAAGCTGTGGTATTACTATTTCTTTTAATACACCCTCTAAAATTCCATCCAGCAGCACCACTGTTGGATATACTCAAACAGGTCAAATTAATATTAAAGTTCCAAACTCCGCTAACTGGTAATACTAGTTTGCTAGAAGATCCGTCAGTATACAATGTTGTTGTAGAAGCGTTAGATGTGCTATTACGCAAAGTTAATAAAGTCTGCTTAGAATCACCATCATTATTAAAATAACCATTGCTTAATGATAAAACTCCACTTAAACTATTAGTACCAATTCCTAATTTATTAGAATCATAATACAAACCAGATCCAACATCTATGGCCCCGCCAGATTTTGTTACTAAAACTAGTCCGCTCGTTGATCCTAAAGATCCACTATTGGTTATATTACCATGAGAATGAGTTAATGATGCATACTGAGCAGGACCGCCCAAACCGGCCCACTCCACAACATCTCCGGATGCTCCGGGATTAGATAATACAAAAGTTGATCCATCAGTCGCAGTATAATCTTCACCATATAATAATTTAAAACCATTATAATATACTGATAAATTACCAACTAAATAATTTGGACTAACGCTAAATGTATCTTTAGTTGTTGATAGTATTTCATAGCCAGTTATTGCAGAGGCGTAGAGATTAACGCTAACACTGCCATTAGTATCATCATAGCTAACGCTTATTCCTGTACCTCCAATAATGCCCGTACCAATAATATCCATTACATCTTCTGTATTTAAATTGGATCCGCCGGTAGTACCAGTAGCATGAATAGTAAAAATACCATCGCTTGACGATAAGAAAATTCCTGTTCCAGCTACTATATTTTTAACTGGCAATAAGCCGCTAACGCCACTATTGAAATCTGTAATTTGTGAAACCGTATGAGTATGTCCATTCAAACTTACGCCCGTACCATTAACTTGTAGACTCTGAGTAAAATTACCGCTAGGAGCGCTAATACTTCCAGTAAAAGTTGCTCCGCTAAGATTTGCTTTACCAGCTAAAGTATTTGTAATCGTTGTGCTAAAATTAGCATCGTTTCCTAGCGCTGCTGCTAACTCATTCAAAGTATCCAGGGTAGATGGCGCAGAATTTACAAGATTACTAATTTCTGTTCTTACAAATGAGGTACTAGCTATTTGATTAGTATTTGTACCACTAGTTGCTGTTGGAACTAATGGAACTCCTGTAAAAGTTGGACTATTGTTAAATACTAATAATCCAGAACCAGTCTCATCAGATATTACCGAACTTAATTGAGATGATGTAGTATTTGCAAATTGATTTAGAGTTCCTGTTAACGGAGCATATATCCCGTTAACCAAGCCACTAACCGAAGAGTTAAAATTAGTTATATCACTAGAACTATGAGTATGACCACTAAGACTCACTCCAGTATTATTAACGGCTAGATTTGTAAAATTTCCACTAGTAGAATTTATTAGCCCATTAGACGTAAGTCCATTAACAAAATTATGAATTGCATTAACTGTTCGATTATTATCCACATGTAAATATTGAGAGTGATCATCATCACCTAGCCCGAACAAACTTCCGTGATCATTCTGAGTAACTTCAGCAATAGTGCTAATTACGGTTACTCGTATATCAAGAATACTAAGTAAAGTACATTTAGGAACATTTGTATAATCACTATCACCAGCAAATATTAGTCGATAAAGAGGTTTAACTTCGCTTAATGGAAGATTAGTAAGATTAACATCACTCCAAGAGTTATTGCTCTCAGCCGATCCTTGATTGCTATCAATTCTTTGACCCATAATACTAATAATAGGATCATCAATCTGATTAGTTGCAAGAATCCATACTGCGAAGTATCTTGTTTGTCCACCGGGACTAACATCGGGAATTGTCCAATTGCCACCAGTTAATAAGTTATATTGTGGTCCATTAGCACCATATTTAACAGGATAGTCTGTTGCGGTATTCTTAACCCATTGACCAGTGCTTCCCTCGTGATAATAAACGGGAATTTGAGCAATCGGGCTTAACTCTTGACAGAACGGATCAGCACTAGAACTATCAGTAATATTTATTTCAATATCTTCTTGATAAAGAGTACCATTACCAATTGATATAGTTGCATGACTATTGCTAGACCCATCTCCACCTAAAACATAATTACTAATACTCAAACCATTAACATATTGTGCGCCAAAAGTATTATGAATCCACTTGTGAGTGCTAGTGTCCATCACAATTCCGTGACGTTCTTCAGCAAAGAAAGTCATTTGTCCACTAGGACCAACTCCACTATTCCAAGCTACATATGCGATAGGAATGTCACTACTAAAATCAAAACCTGTAGTTTTATTTGATATTTGATTATTAATAGTGTCAAAATGAATATAATTAATTTGGGTAAGATTTGGTATAGTTAAACTATCACCACTAGTTTTGACAACTTTAATACCTTTATTATAATAACTATATGAACTTCCTGTGGGTTCTATTGTAAATATGTTTCCACTAACACTAATTCTACTATCAGTTCTATTAACAAATCCTTGAGGTTGTTGACTATCAACATGAACTAAGTTGGTAGAAGCAATGGTATAAATACCACTATTATTAGTTATAGATATATCATATCCAGCCGCTATATTCTGATTGACTCCACTAAGCTGTGTCCAAACCGAAATACCATCACCTATCTTAAAGATTTTATTAGTTAAATCATATCCTGGTTCACCACTAGCTAATACTGGATTAGCAGTACTCCATTCTGAACCTGAGCCTTTTCTAATTATGATATAATCATTTACTGGCATAAAATATCCTCAAAACCTACCAGTATTATAAATTATGGAGTACCACCATCAATTACAGCATAATATAAATATGTAGGATTATTAGCGCTAACGCCACTAATTCTTGTTAAACCATCAATAACTGTGCTAGTTTGACCAAGATTTACTGTTGTGGAACCTAGCGTTACGCCACTACTAGCTAAATTTGTTACCGGAATATTAGTTGGTAAATAAGCTACTCCAATAGTACCAGCATTAATATTACTAGCATTTAAATTAGTAACATTAGAACCATTTCCATTAAATGTAGCATATATAGTACCAGCATAAAAATCTCCATTAGCATCTCTCGCCACTATAGTACCAGTAGCATTAGCATGAGTAGCATTAGTAGTAATTGTATATGCAGTACCATCATCAACACCAGGTGATGTTGCTGATAATCCTGTGCCGGCCACAGTAATTGTACTAGCATATTGACCAGTCGTATCTGTACCAAGAGTAACACTATTATTTGCTATGGTTGTATTAATAGTTAAGACACCATTACCAAGCTCTGTAAGAGTAACACTACTAGTACCAGTAACATCTCCTGTTAATGTGCCAGTAATTACTGGACTTGGCAAGCCACTTAGATTAACAAAATTTCTATAATAACTACCATGTTGACCATCTAACAAATCAGCATTTAAATTATTAACTAAAGTTGAAGACGATACTGATAGTGGCGCAGTACCATTAGGCACTGTAGATGTGATAGTATTAGCTGTAATGTCTCCGCTAGTATAAACATTGGGAGACGAACCAGAATTACTAATAAATTCCCATCTACTATCATTAATATCCCAAACTATTTGATGAACTTTACTATTATCATGATCAAGAACTTGCAATCCACCCAAACTTTCTGTTCCAGAAACATTAACTTGTATGATATTATCTCCAATATCAACAGTTGTACTATTAACAGTAGTAGCAGTACCCTGAACAACCAGATTACCTCCAACGGTAACATTTCCATCAGTAGTTAAGTTTCGTAAACCAGTTATATCTTTACTACTATCCAGTACAACAGCTCTACTAGCCGATGCTGTTCCAACAACAACCCCAGATAAATATGTTAACTCATTTAGTGTGGCTTTGGTAGATGCATCTGTTATATTACTCCATAAATGAGTATGATTAGTATAAGCATATCCTGTGGTATGAATAGTTAATATATTACTATTACTATCATAACTTAAAACAATGCCAGTACCAGCACTAAGAGTTGTGTCTACTTGATCAGAAACCGCATTCGCAAAATCTGTGATCAAAGTTGATGGTATGCCAGTAACACAGGCTTTTAAGGTTCCAGCACTGTCATCATATGTCCAAGCTATCCCTGTACAGTTGCGTAAAAATCCGGTAGTTGTATGGTCTCCACTACCAACAATATCTTGAACGCCTTCTGCGTCAACAGAAGCGACTGATACAAGATCCAATACTGCTTGATTAAAATTATTAACTTGAGAGGTGGCTATTCCTGTTACTCCAATAGTAAGTGTTGAGCCATCCGGTCCTAATATTAATCCAACACCACTATTACTTAAAAAGCCACTTGGTACTATAGCCGTAAATGGTAGTCCACTGGCCCAATGTGTTGAACCATCGCCTATCTTAAATCTTTTTGTTGTAGTATCATAACCTAATTCACCATTATATAATATGCCTTGTCCTAAAATACCAGAGGCATTATTCCATTGGGTTGTTGATCCTCTTCTAAATTGAATTAAATTATTAATTGGCATATTTAGTACCTTTATAGGTTATGGTGATCCGCAGTCTAGTTCATAAAAATAATTATCTAAATAATAATCCAATCCATCAACTCCAGTCTTTTTGATTTTTGTTAATGGAATATTGTCTGGTAAATCTGAAATTAAAAATTTTTCAGTATTCACAACTTCAATATTTAATGAAACCTGATCTTCAACAGTAACTATATTGGCCTCATTTGAGGTTTCAATAACAATAATATTGCTCATGTCTGACAATCCAATGCGGTTTCAGAACTACTATATCGTTGTTTAATTGTTATTACACCATAAAGTAATCGTATAGTATAATTACCACCATCTCCATAGAATTCATCTGGTGATTGTAATTCAAGATCGTATTTAGCACTATCAAAGTCAAAATTATTGGTAGTATCAGATGGTAATAATAGGGTTAATCTACCATCAGTACCATCTATATAAAATTTATATAATGAATAATCTGCATTAGTGGTAGTATATACTTTTGTTGATGCTAGACTTTTTTTACTAACAGATAAATATTCGGTCTTCATAGTTAATCTAGCACACCAATTAGTAATATTAATAGGATTTTCATTAGCATCTTTATATACTAATGATATTCTAAAAGACGATCCTCTTTCTATAGTAAAATTATAGTTAGCGGCTGACATTAATGCCCTTTCTAGAACATATTTTTATGACGATGATTATCGTAGGCGATAAGCATAAATGGATCAAATTTATTGCCAACAAAAGGACTAAGTATAGCAGCAACTGCTGTAGCTTGTTGAACATCCCAGTGTTCTGATAAGTTGCTATACAACTGACACGGACCGTGCTGTATAATTTCTTTAAAGCCTGATAAATGATTGGATATTGCTAACTGAGCAGGACCAAGACCGGCCCTTACACCTTCTAGCGCTGCTCTGGTTCTAAAATTACTTTGATCAATAATACAAGCTGCTTTTAAACTAACTAAGCAAAGAAAAATCTCGTCTTTATTGGCTGTGGGATCAGGATTTATGGTATTATTTATACTATCAACATTATATTCTGTTTCTAATTGAACATCAAACTGAACATATCTAGCAGCTACTGTTATAACTTGTGTTAATCTATCATCATTATAACTAGGATTATCAGATAAATCATTTATTAAAACTCTAACTAAATTAATAATATCAGATTGCCAAGCCATAATATCTCCTTTGTTATATACTAATGTATTATACACCTAAAAAATAAGGCTGGCACTAGGCCAGCCCTATTTTATAATCAAGTTATTATGGTTATATTATAGAGCGCCAAGTAGCACTCTACGATTATCAAGAACAGCAAAACCTTGTTCTGCCCAACCATAGAAACCAGCTCGTTTTTGACGATGAAGTGTATCATCTTCAAAAATTTGAACTTCTTGACGAACTGGCATAATGAAGCTGTCTCTCTTGCGAAGATCAAGACCAACAACAACTTCTAGTTTGCTGCCAGGAAGACTACCACTAAGAGTATTGCTATAGAATAGTTGATACTCTTGACCTTCACCAAGTTCATCAAGATCGTGAAGATTGATGCCGAATACTCTGTTAAGAGTACCGTCAGCAGCAGTATAAATTTCACGACGAGTAACTTCATCAACTTGGTCGATACCCCAATTACGAATATCTTCCATAGCCTCTGGTGAAACATAAAGATCGGTCAACATACCACGATTATTACTAGCGGAGTTACCACCGCCGTTACGTCTCATGACTGTTTTCATCAAAGAAACCAATCTCTTGCTAAATTGACCAGCTGTAGCATCGCTATCGTAAACTACGATATTGCGATCAACACCAGCGGCAAGAACAGTGTGCCAGCCGTCATCATTCATCTTCTTGACGAATGAACCTTCTAGCACTTCCATGGCACGACCAACAACATCCCAGCGAGCATCACGAGCATACTTTAGTAAGTAGTCGATACTAGCTCCGATGTCATAGGTTGGAACCATGACGTAATCGCCTTCAACATGACGTTCTGGAATATAGCCGTGATTAGGAACAGTATAAGCAACAAAGTCTTTTTCTGTTCCAGGAGCTAAGAAATCTAGTGGGAATTCAGGAGTAGCACTTTGAGCCAATTGAATGGGTTCAAAAATACCATCAAGAATATCACCACTCAACAAACCTTGACGAAGTGGAAGCTCTAGTGCTTTTGCAAATTCTGCATTAGCAGCAAGAGATACCTCTCTATTAGCAGAACCAGATTTTACCAAAAGATCGGTAAGTTCTGGTGTTGGCTTAAAAGCTTTAGTATTAACTTCTGACATAAGTGTTTCTCCCTTATTTTAAAAAATTATCGAATGTTGACTGAGACTTTGGCGTAACCATCAGCATCTACTTTGCTCAAGAATGAGCCAATTTGCACAGCGTTGGTACTTGTGGTAGAAATTAGGCCATTAGCACCAACATAAGCGCCGCTACCAGCACTTGGGGTACCATCAACCAGATTTGTAGTAACTTGACCAACACGCAACAGTGTGACTTTGCCACCAACTTGCACTTCATCTTTGTGCCAATTGATGTGCTGTCTGGTTAGATCATAATTGACTACGTCATTTAATAGAACGCCGACTGGAAGAGAACCGCTAGCAGCAGCAGCATATGCCACAACAGCAGCAGAATCATCCATTGCTACGCCTGAACCACTAGTTGTAGTGCAAACAACACCGCCCCTAGCGCCAGTTGTATTCATGAAAAATGATACATCGGTAAGTACTTCGATACGATCAGGTTTAAGAGCCATATTATTCTCCCTTATTAAGTTTTTTGCCTAGTCTAGCACATACGAATTCAACAAGTTCGGCACGGGTAGTGTCTATTGAAGAAACACTTTCTGAGCCAACAGATAAATTAACTGATTCTTCAGTTTCTACAGTATCAAGCAATTCTGGAGTAACTTCTTCATTCTCGCTAGCTACTGATTCTTCTGCTTTATAATTGTTAGTAAAAAGTGTTTTGAATGTTTCAAATGTGTCATCATCAACTTTTTCTAGCTTATCAACAGTTTCATTAGCTAATTCTTTAGCTACACCAAGATCGATAAGAGCGGCCATTCTTTTGTTCTTTTTCTCTTTTTTCATGTCTTCAACTTCTTTGGCCTTATAAGCAGCGATAGCTTCTTTAGCTTCTTCTAGTTCTGCTAGTGCAGCTTTGTATTTTGATTCATACTCAGCTTTCATTAGAGCAACTTCTTCTGCCATTTTCATAGCTTTCTCTTCGGCCATCTTCATAGCCTTTTCTTCTGCCATTTTCATGGCTCTCTCTTCAGCCATTTTCATAGCTTTTTCCTCAACCATTTTCATGAGAGTATCTTCATCTTTATTCATTGGAACAGCAGCTTCGGTTTCTGTTGTGTTAGTCACTACTTCTGCTACTGGAGACTCATTGGTGTTTTCTGTGACCACTGATGCCTCCGATACTTCAGTTGCTACGTTATTTTGTGTTGTGTCTAAACTCATATCTATTGTCTCCGGTATACAGGTTGACTGATTCAGTAATACACCTAATTCTTCGAAAGAATCATTTTTTTTATCACAAATACAACTTTGTGAAAAAATTATACTATCAGGATTAGCGGGCTTATTAACAAAACCCTTTCCAGAAAAAGTAATATTTCGTAAAACTCTACCAATTTTATAGTTCTCATGTTGGCCAACTCCACCATAAGCTCGTAAAAACTTGGTTAAATGGGCCGTACTTTCGTTTCTTGGTAATGTAGAATATTTACCATTTTTAGTATTTAGCAATCCATAATCAAATCCTTTAAAAAAACATTCCATACTTACAAATTTGGTTCCATTTTCAATTTCTGAAATTAATGTTTCTGCTCTATTTTTAAGTTCAGGATCTGTAAATCCCCTATAAATAACGGATCCTGTTAATATATGATATTTATCTGGTAGTTGATCTAATGGAATATCTTTATCTATAATATTTCCACTATCATCAATTGGCCAATTAGCAGTTATGTGGCCGATTATAGTATTTTCATCGTGTTCAAGATTTGTTGGTTTGTCTTCTGGAGAATCTTTTGCTGCCCAAACTTCTGCTTTGTCAAAAATATCATCATTTTTATTCCAAGATGAACTTACTAAAATAGATTGAACATAATATAAATCAGAATCTTTGACAGATGCTTCGCTTTTTACCATACATCTCATTGCTGGTTCGTCTTTAGAATCAGCTTTTTCTGCAATAGATGCATAGGTTATGGATGCGGATGATTTGATAATATCTTCTAGACCATCTTCTTGTTCGGCAATAAATATATTCATAATTAATTATCTAAAGAATAGAGGGTAGTATAGAATGAAGATTTAGCTTGTTTAATATTTTCAGTAGACAATTCTTCTTGCAAATCAGATTTTAATCTATTTAACCATACACTATATATATCCATAGTAGCTAGAATTTTTTGATCATTTATAGTTTCTAGTTTACTAACAACAGAATTATGACTAATATTTTCAAAAGGATCTAATGTGAATAAAATTTTAGTTTTAGTTTTTTCTAATTCTTTGCTTTCTTCATTAGATAAGCTTCTAAGATTTTTTTTATTATAGAAGTCTAAAATAATAGGATTAATAATATTACTAATTTTATCCTGAGCATTATTTGCCCATATATTTAAGCTAGCTCCTGTTTGAGGAGAAAATTGCTTTTGCTTTCTTTGGGTGGTATCTTTACTATTTTTAGGACGACCCTGATTAGGTTGTCCAGATAAATTTGGTCCAACAGATGGTGCTACTGGCGAACCAAGTTTAGGCATTGCCAATTCTTGTTTAAGTTCCATAGCATTTTTTTCGCCATTTTTCTTTTTTTCTAATTCTAGTCCAACTTGACTAGGAGATACTAATCCACTTTGTAGAGCTATTTTCTTTAATGAATTTTCTAATTGAGGATCATGCCACGGCCCAGCTTTTCTAACCATACGATTTTTTGCCCTATCTTTAGATTCTCTTGATAGTCTTGATTTTTCTATATCGGCATCAAAACCAAAACGACTATGTAATAATTCGTCACTAATAAGATTACGATCTGCTAATTGAATAAGTAAAGCCTTTTCGGAATCTTCATTACTAAGATCCATTTTATCAAATTCTATTTTAGCAGGATATCTAAAACCCATAGCTTTTTGTACTATCGCTATTTCATTCTCCCAGAATTCTGTTAATACATCTCTTCCGTATTGTAATCTTTGTGTGAGGGTTTTTAGACTAATAAAATTATTTGTTGTTCCTGCTGCACCAAATGTGCCGGTGAGCGTTGGAGGAATACCAAGACCAGCATATACGCTATTTAAATGAGGAATATATTTACCTTCTCCTAAAAATTGATGCACACTAGTTTTACTTTCTAGCAAATCAATATCTGGACCCCAAATAAGATCCATTGTACCACCACCAACATTATTGCCTAAAATTTGTGCTAATTTACTGGTTGCTGCTTTGGTAGGAGATATTTTATGTTCTAAGCTACCTAATTTAAAAATACGAATATTAGATATCGCGCCATCTAGTGCTGACATATCTGCTAATTTTAATTTTTCAAGAATGGTAATATCGTCCATAATAGCATATATCATAGGATATGCCCAGCTTTGCCAATCATCTTTCTTGTAATGAAAGACTAGAGTTTTATTAGGATCTAATGGATATCCACGTTTTTGTTTTGCTGCCTCGACAATATTTTGTGGTAAAGAATTAACAATCTGTTTTTCAATTTCGGTTTTTGGAGCTAATATAGCTTTTCTAATTGGTGCTGGTAAAGAAATTTCAAGTAATTTTTGTTGTGCAAATGATGCTATTGGGCCAGCCGTTATGTCTACTACAACAGGATCTATAAAAGTATATTTCCAAGGAATTTCTCTTTTTTCAACGATTGGAGTTATAATTTTATCTACCAAGAGATCTGGAGATGATACGCTCTTATAAAGATCGTTAGCTACTTTTAAGCTTAGTTTACCTGTTTGTCTATTAACAACAACGTTTCCAGTCTTGTATAGATTATTTAAAAATCTTTCGCTACGATCTTTACCCCTAATCTTTTTAAACCATTGTTTATAAAATCTTTCTATTCTTTTATCTTTATGAACCAATCTAACTCCCTGAGAAGCAAAATCGCCCATAAGGTCAATAACATTTTTTACTAAACCAACTCTTTGATAAATATCTTCGGCTTTTTGCATTATCTGTTTTTGTCTAACAGGAATAGCTTCGCCTGGTCTAAAATAATAGTAGTCAGATTTGGTTAATCCTGGTCTGCCTGACGTATTACGATCAAGATCAGAATAATCAAGATTATATCGTCTTGTTGCGCCCGCTTTTTCAACAACTGTATATTCAGACAATGATTGTCCAGAAATTTTCATGGCTTCTTGTCGAGAAGCTTCGTCGTCTCCCCAAGCTATAAAAGCTGGTTCGTCGGGATTATTGGTCGTATTAACTGTTTCGCTTTTTGGATATTTTTTAGCCATAATATTAATTGTAATGCAGTAGGATTATGATGTGATTACTTTAATAATACACTCAATTATTATAAATACCCAAATATATATCGTTATCATTAGCGCTGGATGTAAACCATTCTGGACCTTTGTACATTTGGCCATTTAATTTTGTAGCATTTTTAGCATTTTCTCCTACAACATCATATTCAATAGTTTTATATGATCTAGTCATTTGTCTAGCTAACATATTAGCAATAAGCAAGGCGCTATATCTATCTTTTCTTAATCTGCCTTTTTTACCACTAGTTAGTTTTATTTCTGGAGTATCCCATCTATCTCTAGCATTAGGGCCCTGACTAGTTTGTGTCATAACAATTGTGGTTAATTCATTTTTAAGTTCTTCAATTTCTACAACACATTCGCTAAGATTATCATAAATAGGATTAAGATCTGTTGTTAATATATCCTGTCCTTCTGCTGCTAGCGTTAAACCTAGTGTAAGATTATCAAATCTTGGAAATAGCAATACTTTATCTTCCATATCTTTTCGTAAACCATGATTAGCTTGACTAGTCCAATCTGCTCTAGCGAATTGTATAAGTTCAAGTATGTGCAAGCCTTGCTGATTATCAGTTTCTTTGGATTTGCTGTAGTCTATAGTTGGCCAAATTAATATTTCTCCATCATTTAACTTATCCGGATCATGTAAGGCTTCTTCTATAGCTATACCTCCTCCTTGAGCATCTAATCCTATTCTAGCGCATGGAAAAGTTTTCATTAAATTTCTAATTTTTCTTGCACAAAAACCATAGAAGTCATGATCTTCTACTAGCCCTGTCTTTTGACGATCTTTAAAATTACTACGATTGGTTGTCCAGCAATATACTACTCTATTATGATCATTGTTTAATTCTAAAATAACTATACTAAAATTATCATTTTCTGATGCAGGATCGATACCGTATATGTATTGCTTGTGTGAGGAACCCTTTACTATTGCATCAAAAAGTATTGGCCTGCCTTGGGAGTCTGTTATATTTTTTTCTGTTGATACAACACAACTTTCTACTAAACTACGCCTAAAAAATCCTTCACTGTCCTCAACAAAACAAGCAGCATATTCCATATTATATATACCAGTATGAATAGTGGCTTTTGCTCTAGCAACTTGTTTATCATCCATAAATCCTTTAGGGATTAATTCATATGGTATTCTTACTATACTATAATCTTTCCAATTAAAATTTTCTGGAACACTTTCTGGAAATACATCTTTAAGTTTATTAATATCTCCTTTGCTATTAATAATAGTTTTGTATCTATTCCAATATTTAGCAAAATGCTTAAAGGCATAGTCTGCTGTTCCTGATATTATGGCCTGATTGCTCATTTTTGTGTCTAATGCTTCTAATTCATCATTCCATATACCCATTTCTTGCATCGCTGTTTTTTTAGCTTGTTCTTTGACATTTTGTATTGGACTAGCACTCACGGCTGCGAAACCTGAAACAACCGTTTCATAAATATCGGGCGATATTGACGCAAATTCGTCTGCGATAATAATATGTGCTCTTAAACCTCTAATTTTACTACCGTCACCCATTGGAATAGCAATAGCCCAGCTATCGCCATATCTCATTGTACATCTATCAACATCTCTTCGTGGACCGTCATCATTACCGTTGAATATGCTCCTTAGAATTGGGCTATTTCTCCAAATCGTTTCCATATATTCAAAAATCACTTTGCTTTGACGAAATGCTGCACCAACTATAACTATTTTGGTTCCAGGAATAAAGATACATTTTAATGTAGCATATAATGCTAATAAAAAACTTTTACCAAAACCACGACTAGCAACAAACATTGGAAAAGCTCTATTCCAAAATTCTTGTAATATTGCTATCTGCACAGGATGTAGTTCAATATTCATTAGCAGTTTGCATGTTGATCCTAAATAGTTCGGATCTCTCATAATTTTTAATAAATGCTTATCTGGATTTTCTATATCTTCTCTGGATCTATTAATCATAAGATTACGACTAATAGTTAGTTTAGATAAATCTCCTAGACCTAACCATGCATCATCAAAATTATATGACATGTTTTTTAGCTTTACTAATAGCTTGATTAACAACCATACGAACTACTGTTGGAATAAATGGAATATTTCGTTCTTTGCATTCTTGTTTAAGCCATTCTATAATTGTTTCTGTATTATCTTCACACCATTTTACTCCTTTAGTATTCATTTCATTAGCATGTTTCATACATTTGCATGTTGGTGTTATAGATACGCCAACGCTTTTAATCATTTGTGATAGTATTGTACCAGGACCATTTGGAAATTCTTCTAACGTAGGAGGAAACAAAGATCTTATTTTAGCTGCCGGATCTGATCCTAGTTTTTCTTTAACTAATTTTTCTCTAATGGAACTAGAATAATCACCCAAATTATCATATTCTTGATCTGATTCTACCAAAGGAAGCACATAGGGTAATGAGTCTATTCTTGCTACTAATTTTTTTTGATCCGGACTATCAATATAAGTTATTTTTAAATCTTGTAAAGTTATAGATTCTGGCTGAGTAATTTTTTTAGTTGATGGATCAGTATATGGCGGAGGAGTAATTGTTATAGGAAAATCAAGTCTCATTATGTAAATTTCCTTTTTCTTGATTATAAATTTTATGTAATAAATATCCTGCTAGATTCTCAGCATAAGAATGAGATCCGCAAAAATATACTTTAATATTATGTTTTAATTGCCAGTCTGTTATATTTTTTAGTAAAAAATTTGCAGTAATTTTAATATATTGCCACTTGCTTTTAGGAATATTAGATCCTATTGGATATATTAGAATATCTTTTAAAGAAAATTCAAAAAGCATAAAAGCATATTTTGTTTCACTTAACCTTTGTATAACATCCTTGAATCTGCTTTCTGTAATATTAGTTGCTAGTTCACTAACACTCTTTTTTCTTTCTATTGCTACTAAATTTTCTAATCCTTGTATACTATAATCTCCAGTATCTAATTTATTTACAGCTGTAACTTTATTTCTAAAAGTCCATGGTTGCTGTTCTCTAGAATCAATAATTATGGTATATTCAGGATCTGTCATCTTTTTTCTTGTCCGCTACTATTTTTAAAAAAACTGCTTCGTAATAAGTTTCAATGCCCCTGATCATTTTATGATGTTCGTAACATAGTGTTATTCCATTGTTAACATCGTATCGTAATCCAGGATGATTTGCCCACGTTTTTATATGATGAGCATTTATCTTTTTTTTACTATTACAATTGGGCCATTGACAAGTTTTGTTGTCTCTTGTATAGACCCCTTTTCTCCACTGTTTGTATTCTAAAGAATTAAAAAATCTCATGAAACAACTTTTTTATATTTGCTATGGGCGTATTGTTTAACGTCATAATCCACCATATCTTGTACTAGCTGCTCAAAAGATATTTGTGGTTGCCATCCTAAAATATGATAAGCTTTTGTGGATCGTCCTCGTAAATAATCTACCTCTGCTGGTCTAATAAATTCGCTATCAATTTCCACATAATCTTCATAATTTTTATTAACCAAATTAAAAGCTATGGATAAAAATTCTTTAATAGAGTGTGATGAGCCGGTGGAGATAACAAAATCATCAGGAATATTTTGTTGTAACATAAGATGCATAGCGCGCACATAATCTTTAGCATGGCCCCAATCTCTGCAACTATTTAGATTACCAAGTTTAAGTTTTTCATTTGTTAGATTGTTTTGTAGCATACCTATATAATTAGTAATTTTTTTAGTAACAAAATTTACGCCGCGTCGTGGACTTTCGTGATTAAATAGTATGCCGCAACAACCAAATAGATTATATCCTTCACGATATATTCTTACCAAATGATGACTAGCTAATTTGCTAGCGCCGTATGGACTTTGAGGCTTAAAAGGAGTAGTTTCGTCTTGAAATTTTTCTATAGTATTTAAATCATGATTTTCGGCTGCTGAAAATTCTTGACCAAACATTTCGCTTGTGCTGGCCTGATATAGTTTGGTGTGGGGCGAATAATTTAATAGATTTTCTAGTATATTAACTACGCCGCCGGTATTTACGCTAAAAGTTAAATTGGGCTGTTTGAAACTGGTACCCACATGACTCTGAGCTGCTAGATTATAAAATTCGTGTGGAGAATACTTTTTGATTATATTACATACAGAATGAGAATCTGTAAGATCACCTTCTTCTAACAAGAATTTAGGGTTATGCAGAAGATGGGATGCTCTTGATAATCCATTATTATTGGATAGTCTTCTGTGAATTCCTATTACTTTAGTATACTCTGGTAGTGATAGCAGATATTCGGCCAAGTATGATCCGTCTTGACCTGAAATTCCTGTAATAACGGCAGTTTTATTTGTCATATTTTTCCACGCTTTCTGGTGTTAAAAAGGGGCGATCTATATTATTATTAGAGTATGAGTGAAGTTGCTCAAGTTTATTTTTTTGATTAAGAGTGGCTAATTTCAATATTTCCATTTCACGACCTTGTTTTTCTCTTAATTCTTCGTCTTCTAGCATTCGTATTAATCCTACCCAAGAGCTTTTACCATCTTCTATTCGTTTGATTCTTTGCTCCCTAGTAGCTTTAAGATCTTTACTAATTTTTTGTTGTTCGTTAAGAAGCTTGGTATATTCATTAGTATAATTAGCGATACTGTTACGGGCGAATGATAGCTGCGTTTCCAGGTTGGCCAATTTCGGAATATCTCTTTGATCCTCTGATTTAGCATACTCTTTATCAACCTCGGTTTGTATTTTTTCAGTGTCGGCTATGTGTCTTTTACGCTCTTTCATACTCCGATTAATAAGAATATCAATAGTAATAAATTGTTTAATTTGTAATTCTTCAGCAGGAAGAACATCTTCTCTGAATTGTTTAATTAAACTTACCCAAGTGTTCTCAAAGTATTCTAATTCTCCTGATGTATTGTCAAATTGTTTAGTAATTTCGGGCCAAAACGGCTTAGTATGAAGTTTAAGTTTTAAATATTCAAGGTCTGCTATGGATTCTTGGTCAGTAAATAAAAAGTTTTGTTCCGCATATTTTTGTATCGGGGCTATGTTTCTGTTAAGATTATTAGCAATATCGGCCACAGATAAAGAATGAATATTATCTTTAATATATTTTTCTTCGTCTAGACTGAGTTGTCCTCTTTTTTTAGGAATAGTCATTGGTAATTAGCTATAATATTTAATATAGTTTCTTTAAGTTTATTTAATTCTGCACTAGGTATTTTTTGTCCGTGTTTTAATTTGATATAAACGGCCCTGTCTGATGGTAGCATATGTTTGTCTATTAGTTCTAGTAGTTCCTTATTTGCAATATCACCACAAATACTAGATTCATTACTAAAAACATTCATATCATCTATATTTTGTGGGGTCATTAAATTTTTCTTATTATTATTTCTTTTTTCCCATAGTTTGTATAGTTCGCAATCGCTCTTGTTTGAAAATGCTTTACATCCATTGTTTGAGCAGGAAAGAGAAGGATCATTTTCGGGACATTTAAAACAAGGTTTATCGGGCCTTTGATAGTGATCTCTTTTATAATTAAAAAGTCTATTTCTAACGTGGGTCCATAGGAAGTTTTCTAGGGGCCTTTTGTTATCATATTTATCTAAACATTCTAAGCCAAAAATAATAGCTTGTTGTTTCATATCTTCAAAACTATGATATCCAAATTTAAATTTATGTGCTAATTTTTTAGCAACATTATCTATAGCTTTTAAAAAGTCTTCTTCTTGAACATTATTCGGCAGACAAGGCTTTTGGGTCTTTTTCTTCTTCTTCTTTTTCATGCAGTAGTTCTGCTATTGTTTTTGTGGATTCGGCCTGTAAATCTTCTGTAACATCTATTTGTTGTGCTGTAGTATGTAATACTGACGGTACAAAATTGTAATTTTTATTCATAAAGCGGCCCTTGCTAACGGTTATGATCGTATTATAATAATAAGGTTACTACACCTTTAGTCTAGTTCAAGGAGATAAATATGAGGTCATCTTACCATAAGTGGAGCACAACAGAGTTGCAGTATATAAAAGATAATCATGCTATACTAAGCGATGATGAATTAGCATTAAATATAAGCAGAATATCTGGCAACGATCAGATTACAGCACCAATGATTAGGAGACAAAGACGAAAACTATCTTTGAAAAAGAGTCGCGGAAGGAAACCCAAAAATAGAAACTTTGTTCAAGATAGTATCGTTAGCGCTGGTATTCAAGCTTCTAATTGAACATATAGAAGTTGGTATCAGATAAAATTGGGGAGCATCATGCTCCCTTTTTTTATTAGTTATTAGGGGAATACGGCCAATTATTTTATGGTGTTCGGATCGTGTTTGCACCACCCCCGGCCGCCGCCAGTTTTGAGAATCGTTCTCAATAAAATGAAAAAACCCCCCTACTAAGCGGGTGACGCAAAATGCTGTGCAAAATGCTACAGTATGACGCAAAATGCTACAGTGATCCTTACCCCCGTCTCAAATTGAGAATGCTGTAACCCTATATTTTTCAAGGGGTTATGGAAAATCGTATTTTTTTTCTCGAATGGCACGACATTCGCATATATATCTGGCAACAAAGAAAGAGAGAAAGAAAAATGGAAAACCTTATCGTCCTCAACACCGTTTCTGAACTTCGTGATCTGATCAATACCACGACGATGACCACGTTTGTTGGTCGCGTTGCTTTCGCAATGGATCTTCTGGAAAGTGTTCGCCAGAATGACAACATGATCGAAATCAATCATGAATTGGGATTCTGTGATGATGGTGGATTCATCCAGATTGATGAAATGGGTTACGTGGTCGATGACTATGCAATCCAGTGATTCCCTATAAGGGGGGTTGTGGCGGAAGAAAAGTTTGGTAGGATCGTAGAAAAGAAAGAGAGAAAAAGATGGTTTACCATGTTGGTGATAGGTTGAGTGTGGTCTATAGTACTGGCGAATCGTTCACCGGTGAACTGGTTAGCGTTCGTGAGATTCCCAACAAGGGAACGTTGATTCTGGTCAACGATGATACGGTGGGCTATCGGTCCATGTATGCCGACAAGGTTGTGAGCGTGATCGTGGAGAATGCTTGAATGGATACTAACTACTTTCAATCGTCGTTCGAGAGTATGGAAACGAGTACCATACGATTGTGGCTCCACGAAGCCCAAGTACGACTGCCCCATGAGAGCGGTAGCGTTCGTGAAATACTGAAGGAAGGTATACGCGCGTCTGCTCGTGAACTGTTGTACAGGTATAGGGAAGAGTCTCGCAGGCTGAACGCTAGAGCGTAAACCCTTGCACCGTAAGGACTTACGGCGAAATCGGGCCGCCATTTTTGACGTAACTCCTTATGTATCAAGCACTTACGTCGCCCCCCAAAGGTGGTGTAGCAAAATGCTGTAGCAAAATGCAACACCTGTAGCAAAATGCCTCACCTTGGCACACCCCCGTCTCAAAATGAGAATGTCGTAAAGTGTTGTGGCGTAAGGACTTAGGAAGAAAAAAATATTTTTTGCTGAATGGCACGGAAAGTGCATTATATAGAGACATAAGAAAGAGAGAAAAGAATGAGCAAGATTGAAGTTTACTATTCCGATTGCTGTGGTGTTGAGATTGTTGGTGATATCGCTGGTCTCGAATTGTGTCCCCGATGCTGGGAACACTGCGACTGCGTTATCGAGGAAATCGACGATCCATCATGCCCCGCCTAATAGGGGTTGACGCGACAGAAAAGTTTGGTAGAATCAAGACACAAGAAAGAGAGAAAGAAAATGGAAAAGTTCCCTATTGTCGAACAGTACAAGCGTACAGTGCGTGGTATCTTCTACGGTATGGCGATCCCTTGCGACAAGCGTACCGCTGATGGTGGTACGATTACCAGCGAGAAGGTATTGAAGTTCAATCGTTCCGCTCTGCGAAAGATTGGCAAGAGTAAGATCGAAAAGGCCGACCCCCGCATGGTAGGGGGTGAGGATCGTATGCGTTTTCCAGTTGGCAAGCCTGGCTCCCCCGAAAGAGTGGTTGCTCTCGCAGAGCAGTACGCTAGCCTCATGGATGATGAGATATCCCCCTTCGTGGGGGATTGACATTTGTTCAGTAGATCATAACTTGACGCAAACCCTTGTCCCATAAGGACTTACGGCGAAATCGGGCCGCCCCGCTCGACGTAAACCCTTGTGCAACAACAACTTACAGCGACTCCAAAGGTGGTGTAGCAAAATGCTGTGCAAAATGCTACAGTGTGTGGCAAAATGCTACAGTGCCACGAATCGCGTCTCAAACTGAGAAAATCGTAAATCCTTGAAAATACTAGACTTACGATCCCAAAAATATTTTTCGGACTTTGGCATGGGAAGTGCATTATATAGAGGTATAAGAAAGAGAGAAAGATGAAAATGAGAAAGCCCCCTAAGACTGAAACGATTCGGAAGAGCATTTACCGTTACGCTTACAATGCGGGTTTCATATTCTCGCAAGAGAACGATGGTTCCGTTCGCCTGTTCGATATCAAGGCGAATTACTGGGTTTTTCGCGGTTCTAAGGATCGGGCAGTCCAGATGGTTATGGATGACTTGTGGGCAAAGTATTTTAGGCTCCATCCCTCAAAGTAGGTGTTGACGCGGCGGAAACGTTTGGTAAGATTGAAGAAAAGGATTAGAAATGACTGACAGCGAAAAGCAAGTTTTAGATTTTATTAGAAAGATGGAAACCGATATACTTGGAAGATGGATGGTAAACATGCAAAGTGTTTCCAGTAATGTTTCCGTCCACGCTAGAACGTTTCCTAATATGTGCGTTAGTTTTGCCGCTGGCGAATTGCTTCGACGTTATCACGAAAATAGAAATGATAACTGAAAGGAAATGTATGAATAGCCTCGATAAAATTCTGTCTGCTATGCGAACTGGCAAGTATGGTAGCGTGGTGGATACTAAGGGTAAGATTCATGTTGGCATTATCAATTCACTATTGCGTGAAGATGGCAGTAATAAAAACTGGATCGTAACGGTGAGCAACCGTACAGTTACTGAACAAGTGTTCATTCATGCCAGTTAGGATTGTCTCAGCATAACCTGTCGGTTTGCAAGAGTGGCTATAGCCAGCGTAAACCCTTGAACCGTAAGGACTTACGGCGAAATCGGGCCGCCCCCGGCGACGTAACTCCATATGGGACAAGCACTTACGACGAGTAGCAAAGCAAACGCTGTGCCACAAAAAATAATCTTTTTTCTAAGATTTTCTGCTTGACAGTGTCGATAAGTAGTGTAGAATCCGACCATCACCCCAACGGAGGTTCTCATGTACGATTTCGAGGACATCAACGCGATTCTTGCTGGTATGGCCGACGAGGGTATTCTGGAACCGATGGTCGAGCCGATTGACGAACTCGACTGCCATCCGCTCGACTGGGCAGAAGTAGTCGGATGTGCGGACGATATTTTTGACGAAGTGTATCTTGACGACGCTGGCAATCCGTGGTATCTTGTTTGAAAAGGAGAAAATGATGAGTCACCCCGATCCGCTGTATGATCCCGATAACTCTTACGAGGATGATGATATGAATTACGATGATCACGACGATTTCTATCAAGAGGTCGAAGATTACAACGATTATTACATCGAGGAAAATAGCGTGGACGATGACGACTACGATGATAGCATGGATGGTGACCATGATAGTGCCATGACTTCAGCCGGTTGGGGAACCGATGAAGATTATGGATCGTATCACGATGATATTGACGCTTATCACGATTACTACGGGGAGGATTTCTGAATATGATCGATTACATTTGCGATAACATCACGGTTGACAATGATTCGGAAGATGGTATTTTTCTTGGAAACAAGATGGTTGTAATTTCTGTTCCGGAGTGTGGCGGTACTGATCCTTTGGACAGGTATGACCACCTTGTGTCAATATCCGGAGCGTTGGAAAATGCTCTGGACTGCGGTGTACGCTCGTTCAGTTACAGTAAGATTTGAAGCAAACCCTTGCCGCGTAAGGACTTACGACGCGGCGGGCGGCACGATTTTGATGTAAGTGCTTACTGCACAAGCACTTAGAAAATATTGCAGTTTTTCTTGACAAGCGTCGATAAGTATGGTATCCTAACACCATGAGCAAGCGAAAAAAGAGTATCGTTGTGCAACTGAATGTTCGTCCGTTGTGGGCTCTTGGTACGGGCCATCACGACCACAAGAGCGGAAGCGGACAGCACGACAATCGACCCAAGCGACTTCGCACTCGCGAAGCCAAGAATCGACAGGCCGTGAGGGATGGTTGGTAGTCCTACCTAATCCTACGGATTTGGATTGTGTGGATGTAGTCAGCCAAAAAATAGATCACTTGACAAAATAGATTTCTCGACTAAAATATCGTTCAAAGGAGAAAACGATGCTTACTCTTCGACATTTTCGTAAGATCGAGAAGGAAATCAAGGGACTGAAAAAGTGCCAAAGTATTTATAGCCGG